TTCATGCGAACAGTTTGTTTACTCATTGGTGAAATTACGTGAATCAGGACGGCCCCTTTTTATCTGCATGTAGTTTCATCTGATATGCTTCTGTTTTGGCCTTACAAATACTTTGTTGGAGACAAAGTTATCAATATATTTTTCGATCTCTTCGTCTGTTGGGGATTTCATATCAAATCTGTTTTAATATTTCAATTAAACTATCCTTGTCACCGCACCAAATTGGCCATCCGTTTTTGAAGATATAGCACAGGTCCTTTTCGGGGATCACCTGGATACTGATTTCTTTGAACTGGAAGAACAGAGTCATATAAATGACGTTAATGATTTATGCCTATTTTTTTCATCAAAAAACCAACTTGTAGATTTTTTCTCTATCACCGAATAAGGACCATCTTGACCCAAAACCCACTCCTCTCCAAGTTCGTCTTTCATGACAAGTCTGGGTTGATCATTAATGTCTTTCTCGATCCAGACATCTCCAATCATCAATCTTGTAAAAATTGTTTTGTTCATATAGTTTGGTTTTTAATTCGCTCCATTGCAAGGTTAAAAGCCTCGTCGAACTCTTCGGCGGTGATTTCACGAGTTTCGTCAATGGCGTCCTCAACTATGAATCGGTTCTCACTTACATCGACCTGACTGAATGATTCCTTATTCGTAACTCTGATCACCACTTTGTTATCGATCACCTTGTAGAACGTTCTCATTCCTGATCGTCTGTATACTGCCTCACTCATGCTTGAAAAATGGTTAGTTGTTTGATGTGGTTTTGAAATCGCTTTTCCTGGGCCGCGAAATAATCGGTATCAAGTTCGTAGCCTGTGAAGTCGAAACCCATATCGTGCGCGGCTATTCGTGACGATCCGCTGCCGAGGTGGGTATCAAGTATTTTCATGCCTGGTTCGGCAAATTTTTTTAAAATGTATTTATAAAGAGATACTGGCTTTTGGGTTGGGTGAAATCTGTCATTCTGCACAGGTGACTTTTTGTATATAAGGGCAGGCTTGTCATGCGAACACCATGCCTGCTCTACCTCGGCGAAATCTCGTCCATACATTGTTTCACCCTTATCCCATATCAAAAAGCATTTATGAATAGGAAGAGGAAAGTAATTACCACCCCAGATAACCTGGTCTTTTGAAACTCTAAACAATTCATCAAAATATGTCTGGTCAGGTATTTTTTCGTCCCACTTTTTTGATTTGTCAGGCTTTACTGTTTGTCTTCCTCCCATGTTCATTGATGTAACTGATATGCCATACTCAGGATCCACAATAGCCAAGTCATAGAACTTATCCGGAGTGTTTTTCATTCCCTCCATGCAGTCCATTAAAAACACGTTGCTCTCTGGCTTTCTGTATACTGCCTTGTCGGTCATACCAAATTGTGTTTTAAAATTGGGAACTCTCTAATCCGAAGATGTTCTGGCCACTCATCGATATTGCCGCCGTGCCGGTCGGTGAGGTTCAACTCCTTGGCCAAGTGTGTGCCTAGTTGCTTGACGAATATTCGGGTGGTGATGTGTAGGTCGGCGATCAATTCTTCAATCCATTCCAGACGGCACGGTCGGTACCGGTACTTTCCGTTTTCATTGCCGCTTTCGCCTCCTATGATGGCCCAATGAATGCCCATCAGTTCGGTGATGTCCAGGTTCATGGGCACGTGGCTGTGCAGCGGTTCGAACGATACGAATCTGGTTTTGATGGGCACCTTCAATAGTTCATAAATGCGGTGAATTGATTCATGGTGGCCAATGGATGTGCCCAACCATACATTATCCCATCCATCATCCCAATCGGCCGGCAAATGGCGCGCAACTCGTTCAGGGCGCTTCGTAAGAATTTGGAAGGTGTGCTGTGGGCACCGACGGATAATGTCCCACGCCTCGTCTCTGTACGTGTCGATGTCCTCGTGGAAAAAATCGGTTAGGGAAGATGTAAAGATCTTCGCCGGCTCCTTCAATTTCAACGGCAGGTTGAAAACCGTTTTGGTGCGGACCACGTCTTTCGGCTCGTACCGGGTGCCGTTGAGGCTTTCTCGGTACATGTAGCAATATTTGCAATCCTCGTCAACCTTGGTGCATCCGAGTGCGATGTTCCAGGTGGCATCGCACCATTGGATGTTAGATTTATTTCCCATTATTAGTTCTTTTTTTGTGACAAATAGCTGCCCTGTCTGTCATACCTTCATCTTTTCAGTAACCACATTCAATTCGTTCAAGCGCTTGCTGATCATTTTTTCGTCTTTCTTCATCATGGCATGATATAAGGCGTCTTTTAGATCTTCAATTTTGTACTTGCGCCTGTAGTCTTCCTCTTCCGGATGATCTTCAAAATATTCCTCGAAATAATCTTTGTGAACTTCGGCCTCCGATACTATTTTCAAAAGCTTTTCAATCTGATCCTCAGCCTTATTCAAGGCCCATACTAGACTACAAATCACATCGCCTATTTCGTCATCCTTTAATTCGCGGCCCTGTTTGAAAAAATCAACAGTGCCTTTCGACATGTGGATTGTGAAATGAACCCGTTCAGGGACCGGAAATGATTCCCGGGATTCTACTCGATATAGTCTTTTCATCTTTTTATCGGTTAGTTTTTAGCCATTCAAAATTCACTCCTGAAAGATATAGATCATATAGCTGTCTTAAGAAAATATCCGTGTCCATAGGAAAGCATGTCTCCTCCCAAAGAATATAATCGGCCTCATCATCAGTAACGTCAGGGAAATAATACTTCACCACATCCACCGGCCTCATATTGATCACGGATTCGAACTTTAGTTCAATGGCAAATATCATATTGATTTTGTTTTTAGCCATTCAATTTCGTCCACAAATTCAGGATATACCTTGTTCAAGTAACCATTGTTCCTCCGGCATCCAGTTTGGAAGCTTTTCTTTCGTCCTTGGATCGTAGTTTGCCTTTAGATATTCGATGTGCATCTTTTTCGCGAATATCTCCTCCGGCCCTGAAATTCTCGGCGGCGCTTCTGTTCCAGTTTTCTTGTAAAGCTTGTCGAAATAATTGCGCAACTGATCGTTTGAGCTTTGTGTGAAATTCGTATCGCATTTGGCAATTATATCCAAAACTTCCTGTGCACGCTTTTCTCGCGCTTCGCCTGTCAGCGGCGGCGCTTCAGGTTCTTTCTCCTCGTATTGATTTCCAGTGCCTATAAAGCGTTCTCGGTTCATATAAAGCCACTTGTTCACGATACGGGCATTTAGCCCAATGAACTCTAGATCGTTCACCACAGAGGTGCTAATGATGGCCTGCTGGTATTTTTCCGGGATATACGAATATTGGGCACAAACACGGCATAGGATCTCTATCAGTTCGGAAACTTCTTTTGCGGGATCGGCTGTGGTCTGTAGCTTTTCGTATTGCTTAATTCCGGTCAGCTTATCTAGTTGTTTCAAAAGATCGAAGAAAAACTTTTTCATGTGATGTCGTCAATGGTTAATTCTTTCTTTTTGCCGTTTCGCTTTAGCTCATGAAATCTACGGTAGGAATTGTAAACGTGCTTGTCGTCATCGAAAACAGCGGCCGGGTTATTAGCCATGAATCCATCAAAATCAACCCATCCGGCGCGCTGTAGTGATTGTAGTTGCCCTGTGCTGGCAAAGAACAACTGTAGATCGTGGATCACCTTCATCTTTTCATTCGCGTATTTTTTCAAAACTGAAATGAAAGACTCGTTTTTAATACCAATTACAATTTCATTTTCATTTTCAATTATATTTTCCATATGTGGAACATATGATGAAGATGTCTTTTTTGGTATTTCTGGTTCTTTTGAACCTTTTGAAGTTCTATTTTTCCGCCTAGATTCGCTGTATTCGCGTCTTTTTATGATAGACTCCTGTACCCAAGGAATACAAAAACCATCAGCTTGGCGGCGCAAAACCATCATGACTTCACTTTTCTGGTCAGGAGTGAGACGTTTTGTGAAGAAATCGAGTTGCGCCTGTGAAATACATATGTTCCTCATATGTTCACACATGATGCGATCATAAGCTACCTGCGCGGCCTCACTGAGGCATTGCGTATCCCGCAAATAATTGCCTGGATAGAAAAGGAAAGCCGGATCTTCACTTGCCATCCTGCTGACTCCTTTCCAGTTGACGCCTGTTCATTTCAATGATCGCCTGAAATGTCTCTCCTATGAACTTGAATGATGCCTCAATATCAATCTTGTTCTGTTTCAATACGGGTGCCTCAAATTTATCATGCCATAATTTATGGCATTTCCGACATAATGTTTTTAACGCGTGGTCGGGATATTCCCAAGCCATTTTGCCAATCACATAATAAGTATGATGCACGTTAAGATCATGCGACGATCCGCATTCAGAGCATCTGTTTAAATCTCGCGACATAATGTGTCGCCTTAGGCCAAGCCACCGTTTATCCTGAAGTTGTTCCTCGTAACTCATTCGAAAAAGCCTTAAATAAAAATCCCCTTCGGTAGATTTCAGTCGCGTGCGGGCTTCCTACTCTCTCCCGAAGGGGATCGATGTCTTTAACGCTCCGCACTGCGTTTGGTTTACATGATAATATTCATCAAATTTCTCTTCCTGTGGAAATAAATCTCGGGAAAGTTATCCACAAAATTCACGGTAAAGCTTTTCCATTTTCTCATTAGGCTCCTGATTGGACCGTGCCCAAGTCCATATTTTGCCCGTCGCTGATTCATAACACAGTTCATCGGCCAGATACCTGCAATGCCCCTCAAGCTCAAGGATGCGCTTCTGAAGGGCCTCGTTTTCGTTTTGCATTTGATCTCGTACCCATTTTCCACAAACCATACCTGCGTCGTATCGACCTGGTGATTCATTATGGCTACCAGCATACTCAAGTGCAAATTTTTCAATCTCTTCATACGATAGTATCATGGTGCTTGTCGTTTGTTTTCATCCCATTTCCTTTTCGAATACTCTCGAGCAGCCTTTCGCTGGGCTTCAAGTTTTTGACTATACTCCAGCACATTCCCGAATGCGACGGCTCCGTTGTCGAAGCTATAGGCTCCCTTTCCGGTAGCGCCCAGACTGGCTATTTTGGCTTTTGGTTTCAGTTTCNNAAGGCTCCTGGTATGCTATTGGCTCGGTGGTGCGGGTTCCGAAGGTCATTTTACTTTGGCTCATATGGCGCGGTGAGAAAGGGGTTTCATGATTTTACTATCAATACCCTTTTGTCCTCTGGAATCATTTCGATGATTTGATCGAATGTCGGAGCGGGGCGAGTCCTAAGATATTCCTCAACAATGCCGTTCCAATTAAGACCGAATTCGTGCGTATATACGGGCCTACCGAGAACCGCTTCTATAGCTTCATGAAATCGATTGAATGGCACGCAAAGTTTGTCCTGAAATAGTTGCAGCCTTACAATCTGCTCATGAGTCCAGTCAAGCCATACTCTTGATTCTGCGAATGCGATGGCCTCTTGTGAAGTTAATTGCTTCATTTTATCCATAATTTTTAGGTTATTTGTCTGTCTGTTCTGGCCGGATATTTTACCACCCTGCTTTTCTGATTTTTCCACATTTTTTGCACATGAAGAGATGAGAATATCCATAAGATGCGATTCGTGACCATTGGTGTGTGCACCAAAATTTTGCAATGAATGATTCAATCAATTTTTTCATAAAAACACCCGACAAGTGACCCAGATAATAAACAACCAAAGCAGGAAGGAAATGACGCAACTGGCCAGCAGTTTCCATAGGTGCATGCGCCCGACCTCTTTTTCATTTTGTCTCTCGTAGACCCGCTGCGAGTCCGATTGATAAGGAGATAGGTTTTTCATAGGGGGGATAGGGTTTTGAATGATTTTTATACCGGCAACGAATAACGGCGAACGATAGCCTTACCGTGCCTCTCCGGTGTCGACTTGATGGGGAATTTGTGAATGTTGCGAAGCTCTGCGATACGGGAGCTGAGGCACATACCGGCACCGAACTTGTGTGCTTCTTTTCGGGTGAGCGAACCTCCACTTAAAAGGATCTGCAAAATGACGTCGTTCTGTGATCCAGGTTTGATGATTGGCTTCATGGTTTATCCGATTGTTTTTAAAAGTTCATACTTCTCTTTCGTGGCCACCTCGATCATTTTGTGGATCAGGTCAAATTCGTGTTTTACCTTTTCTTTTTCGATGATGATGTGTGACATTTTATGTCGATCTTCCTTGAACCTGTCGTCGTAGGTGGCGAAGTGCCAGCGATCCCGGCCGGTGAAAAGAAGTAGCGTAACGCACTGATAATAATAGTCAGGGTGCATTCGCTTCAGGTCATGGTGATCGGTCAGCATGAGATAGTCAATTTGCTTGTCCGAAGTGTACGGGCATTTTATCTCCAATCCGTCGGTGTCGCCAATCAGTCGATCAGGACTACCCCCAGCATGATTGGTATATGTCTGAAATCCAACCTCCTCACATTGTAGGCCTGTTTTCTTTTCGAAGTACTCAACGGCGTACGGTTCCTGTTCTTTGCCCCATACGAGAGGGTATGCGTATGCCTGGGGACGAGGCTGGCCGGTAAGAACTTCCGCCACCTTGGATTGAATGTAGGTGCGCGCCGTATCACTCAAGATCGATGTGTCTATGATTGTTTTGGTCGCGCTGCCTACACCCTTTTTTGGACGGGCTGCAAGTTCTTCGGGCGTCATATCCCGCTTTCCGGGTGTCATAAGCTTGTGAAATTCTGAGGATGTGAACCGGCCTACCCGGACCATATCCCATTGTTCTGACCCCTGCCGGATATGCTTTTGGGCGGTGTCCGGGTTCATCATGTCATCGAAGAAATCGCTCATGGCATTTTGTTTAAGATTTCACGCGCGCGCCCTATTGCTTTTTGGTAGATCTCCACAGTTCTTTCACCGGCCCAATTGTCGGGCAAACCAGAAACAGAAAAGGCATGGCCAGCGATTACAAGGTCTTTATTCTTCAAAAGGATCTGATTGTAAATGTCCATGTATACCTTGTGCAACTTGTCGATGTCCAATTCCGGGAGCCTTCCATCAATATCGGAATCTGCCGTACTCAAGCCAAGTGCACCGATCAGGGTATACCGTTTCAGGTACTCTATGGCCGATCCGCGGGCCTGTATTGGATTCTTTGACCCGGTGGTGTCTGCGCTGGCCGACATTGTTGTAGCCTCCGTGTGGCCTTCTGTGTGCGTGACAAGGCATGTAACTTGTATTGTGTTCTCCTTATCGTCAAATTGCCATCGGTACGCCAGTCCATGCTTTTTGCAAAGGACTTTGATTTGCCGGGCAATGTCCGCAAGTGGAGCGTAGCTATATTTCACGTCCTTAAATGCAACGCCCTTTGTCTTTCGAAGGTCGGGGCATTCCGATTGGAAGTTTGCCAGCGCAGAGAAGAAGGCGGCCCGGGCTTTATTCGCCTGCCAACGCTCCTGCAAGGCCATCAATTTTTCCAGCTTGTCAACGTCAGCGCCGGACTCTGTCGCCATTCTGAGGAGTTCCATTGGCTCCACCGGGCGTATAATTTCGGTTTGCTCGTTCATGACCACAGAATTGTAAAAGTGACAGCCAAAGCGGCAACGATGAAAAGTAAGATCGGAGGTAGGTAGGGTTTCATGGCTATTGTGCGATTAAATGTTCGAACTCCTCAATCCATTCCATTGCCAATTTAGAAAACTGGCTATTTTCCGGGGTATCGCCGATCCTGATTCCTAGGAAGAATCGCTCAATTGGACGCGATGAATTACGGCACTTCATAATCAAATCCGTTGTCTCCGATTGATTCGGCCCGTTGCTTATTATTGCGCCATTGTGAAGTGTTCCGGAAAGACATGCGCATTCACCACTGTATGTTGAGCCGTCTATTTTGCCGTCAATGATGGCTTTTTTAAGGAATGAAATCTCTCGTTTACCGTATAGAAGGACAGCAAAAAAGTCGTCCTTGATAATAGACAGATTGGCATCGCGCAGGTCGGCACCGCCCAGGTCGGCATCGCGCAGGTTGGCACCGCCCAGGTTGGCATCGCGCAGGTCGGCACCGC